TTCAATAATGTTTCTATTTACTGCATTATCACCAATTTGTTCTTGCATATCAGTAATGAAACCAAGAGGTAATAATGGATCGAAATACAATTGAGCTTCAGTTACACCATTGTAATAGAAGATATCTTCAATTGCATCAATTATTTGTTGTTGAAATGGAGTAACTACCATTGATTGGAATATTTCAAAACCAACCTTCATTTCTTCAGCATTTGAGCTAAAGCCCTGACCACGCTCACGTAAACCAAATAACAATGGAGTAGTAATTCTATGTGCTACCATTATTCTACGAGCTGCTTCTTCAGATAAAAACTGATATTTGTCATGTAAATTTTCTACTTGTAAAGCATCAATTGTAGTAGCATTTTCTTTATTGTCATTAAAGTTCATTACAAACTTACCTGCGTTTGATGAACCAACAAATTTTTGTTTTAATGCTGCTTCTAATTGCTCTCTTTCTTCAACTGGTGGAATACCATTGTTGAAGTTGATCATAGTAAGTGGCATGAAACCATTTAATATATTATTGATGTGTAGATTTGATAATTCACTTTCTACAGAGCAGTATTGTAAAGATGCATACCAATCAGGTAAGCCGTAGTAAAATTTTCCTGGTTTATAGGGCTTGATATAATAAATCTCAGAAGTAGGAGTTGTAGGCGATTTTGTATACGCATAAAATTTTTCATATACTATTTTTTTAGCAGCCCAATCTGGTGAGTAATAATAACACTCAATCTCACCTCTCATATCTACTTTTCCTGAACGTAATGTTTGAACTGGTACGTGTACTATTTCTACAATTTCAGAACCATCATCAGCATAAATAAGCTGAAATGCAGCGTTACCATATAATTTTAAGTCAAAAATAACTCTGTTAAGGTCTTTATCAGACAACATATTGTAGATCATTTTGTCTACATTTTCATCTTTTGATTTTAAACCTTTACCAAATATCAAATTTGAAGTTGCATCTATGCAAGCAGCATTTGTAGTTGATGTTTCATATTTTTCAGTTATTACACCAAAAAAATCATCAGTTGTGTAAATGCCGTATTCTACCCAAGGTGTTCTTTTACCATTGTTGCTTTCTTCACTTACTTTTGGTTGAATGTAGTTTGCAAGGTTTACTACTGATAAGACATTTTTTTCAGATTGTATCATAAACTTAGTAAATTATATAGTCATTGTTTGAGCCTGTATAAACAGTATAGTCAGGAGTAGATGCTGTATATGCTGAAGCATTTGAGTACAACATTTCACCTGAATATAATTCTTGAATTTCAGTTGAACCAGACATCTGGAATAACTGCATATAGTAAAAAGCATCGTTTGTTAAATTAAACGAAGCAGTAACAGTCAAAAAATCATTGCTATTGAATGATGCAGTAGGGATAATTGATGAACTAACATTTGTATCTTCATTCACTAATACTATTTTGTAAGATATAGGTGACACTGAAGATGTCTCCCTTACTCTAATAGCAAATGACTGTGATGATGTTATTGGCTGAATTACTATCATAATGATATAACCAAAACCTGTTGCTTTAGTCTACAAAGAAATAGGCCATCCAAAAGGATGACCTAAATCTCAGTAAACACACTGTAAAAGGGATATATATAATCTCCTAATTGTGATTAGTTAGTACCATACACAATTGTAGGAGCATTGGTAATTGTACCAAATGCATTTGCTACAGTTGAACCTGATACGAAGTTAGCAGGTAATTGTTCTAAACCAGTAAACGTCAAGCTATATCCGTACTTATCACCTAATGAAGCACCAGTTTCAGCAATTGTTCCTTCAGTTACATCAGCACCATTGATACGACCTACTAATAGGGTATCACCTTTGTTTGTTTGAACAAAGATTTGTGGACGACCATAAGCTAACAACTTCAACTGTTTAGTTGTAGTTGCATCTAATGATTTAAGGTTCAATACTAATACTTGTTGGAAGGCAGTAGTACCATTATCTCTTGAGGTTACGATAGTTTCAGTATAAGTTGAGTTACCTTTTAACTCGTACTTGTAAACACTAGAACCGCTTTTCCAAGCTGTAACTTGATCATCAGAATTTAAAGAACCAGTAGCACTAGAGTTATAGTTCTGAAAATAAACTGCGAGCAAACCACCTACTGAGTCTTTACAAGGTTCGTTACGACCTAAAGTAATATCGCAAGCCATATTTGATTAATTTAATTTGTTTTTTTAAAAAAATGAGGTTTTGTTTTTAGGAGGGTAACCACCAACCATCCATTATTTTAAGCTAATTAGCAGTTCTTGTAAAGTACGATGTCTGAACCGATACCATATTGTACACCAGCTGCATAACGCATTACAAAGCGTACGTTTTGAGAACCATCTAAATCACTCATATCTAACACTCTTACTTCATTGAAATCCCCTTTCAACGCTGTACCAAAGAATAAGTTAGACTTTTGAGCAGCTACGATGTTGTTTGAAGCTAAACCAGGGCAATATTGGATTGGAAGGCCAAGGAAGTCGAGTGGCTTGCCCCCAACATATGCGCCGAATTGGTAGTTAGCAGTACCTAATGCGAAAGCATAAGCTTTAACTACGTTAGCTGGAGCATAAATGTATAAGTCTTCTTTTCCGTATACTGCAGATGGGATTGCATCTACAATCTTCTGAAGTTCGTTAATTACTGAAGCTGAAGTGATAGTTGATTGAGAAACAATCAATGGACCATTTGCAGAACCTGAGGCAGTACATAATTGAGTTACAATACCGTTGAATTGACCTACAGATGCGTTAGTACCTCTCCAGATGTTGATTTCATTTTGTTGAGCAACTTGCTGAGCTACATATCCGATTACGAAATCAGAGAATGAAGTAGGCAAAGTGTCATTTAATACTGAAGGTTGCATCATAGTTGCTTCCCAAGTTTGACGTAATTGTTTTTTACACAATTGTAAGTTAACTTGGAATTCTTCAGTTGTTAATACTCTCTCGTCGATTGACATAGAGGCAGGAGTAGCATTACCGAAATCACAAGATGCGTCACCAATTAAGTTAGAGAAGTCAAACTTCTGAATAACTTCTTTGTAACGAACGTTAGGAAGTACAGTAATCAACTCTTTGTCGATTGTTGGAGAACTAAAGAGTGCACTTGCTATATAGCGACCTGCAAATTCTCCAGAATACGTGTTGCTGGTAAGCGTAGGGCTATCAGCTAAAAATACGTTTTTGTTCATTTGAATAAAGTTTTAAAATAGTTTTAATTAATTATTGAACTCGCTCATTTTGCGGAATACGCGTTGTTGAGTAGTTTCAAATTCGTTTCTAGTGTTTTTGTAAAATTCGTTGTAAGAAGGTTTAATTGCTTCAGGAGCACCAGTTAACTTACGAGCAGAAGACATTTTAACTTCTTTAGTAGGAACTTTAGTTTCAGGTACAGTTACCTTCTTCTCTTCGCTACCCATTTCAGTTTCGTCACCTTTTTCTTTAGTTAATGAAGCAAGAGCTTTAGCTAATTCTTCAACTGCTTTTTTAATGTCTGCAATCTCTTCTTTAGTTGCATACTTTTCTTCAGGACCTAAATCTTTTAGAGGTTCCTGCATTTCTTCTTTTTCAGGAGACTTGGTATCAGGTACCATTGCTTTCTCCTCCATAGATTTTAATTCCATAGTTTCAGTTTTTTCTAATTGTGTTTTGTTTGTTATGGCTTTTGTCTCTTTCAATTGCTTGATCTGTAATGACTCGATTTTTTTACCATCAATTTTCAAGGCATACTTTGTAGGGCCACCTTGTGACAAACCATCAGCTGTATCTTCAATTACAATGTCGTATTCACCATCTGTAAGAGGTTTTTTAGTACCATCTTCTGAGATAATAAATACAGGAACACCGATTTTCCATTCAGATACTTCGAGGATATCATTGTCAGGTAATAGTGAACCATACACAACATTACGTGTAAGTTCAACTACTTCATTCTTGTCAATAGCAAGCATATTAAAGATTTTATCCAAAATAGCTTTAGAATTCATATCCATTTTGTTTTATATTTATATAACAATATCGTTATTTTTTATTTGAGAGGTTTTTACGCTTCTTACCAAAACCACCTGCATATGAGTTACCTGTAAAACTTGGTTGACTGAATTGCATTAATGATTTTCTAAAAGCATATTCCTCTAGATTGATTTGATTGTAACATATTGCAGCAGCTTGCTCACGATCATATTCACCTGAGATTTCACTGATGCAACGTGAGATAAATGTTTGTTCATCTTCACCTTGTTTACGAGATGGTATTGGCATGATTTAATTATTTACCTTGTCCTCTATATTTTGATTTTGGCGCATCTTTTGGACCACTAGATTTTCTAGCTTTTCCTCCTTTGCGCTTACCAAATGTTTGTTTTGTTGCGTTACCTATTGATTTAGCCATTATGCTACTTGTGTTATAGTTGTAATTACTGATGGTATTTGAGGTAAATTACCTGTTGCTGCTTCACTCAATATTTGAGCATTACCATTTGTTGTTTG